CAGAAGAACCTACAGAAGAACCTACAGAAGAGCCTACGGAAGATGAACCAGGTCTTGAAGAAGATCTAGCAGAACTTACTGATCTTTACGTCAAAAAACTTCAAAATGCTAAATCTAATGTTGATCCTAGTGACGTAGTCGAAATCCTAACTACAATACTTGATAGCTTTGGAGGTGGTAATCAGGATAAATTAACAATTTTGCAAGGAGTAAAAGAAGAGAGCTTACGATGAAAAAACTAGAAAAACTAATAGAGAGTGCAGTCAAAGCAATGACTCCTCTGAAGGAGTACACAGATAACGACTTCTCGGGAGCAGAGGTGATATCAAAAGCTATGCAGAACAAGCCTGACAGCGAAGATATGGAATGGATTATAGAGCACTTTCCAAACGCAGTTAAAAGCATGTCGACAGCGCAAGCAAACCTAAAAGCTTCTGACGCAAGTCCTATGAAAAAAAGAATGGGACGATATGCACCTATGTTCGTACACGTTCAATATCACACCATAGAGGGAGATGCTGGACAAATGTTCTCAGTACATCAAACACAATATTACAACTCTAACTTCAAAGACAAGCCGGGAGGAGAAAAATTCAATCCAAGAGTGACTGAGCTTNATTTTAGTCAAAAAGATCCCGATNAAAAAATGGGAGTGATTCTTGCAGTGACAGATGAGTATATAAAGGATTTGAGAGATTTAGAAAGACAAGGAATGTTGGGAAAAAGAGTGAGCGAATCAGTTAATAGTAATTTGAATGAAAACAAAGGACAGGATGCAGCTACAGAATTAATAGCTAAACTCAGAAGAACCTTATATCCTACGCTAAGCGATCTTGAGTTAGACGCATTTAAAAATGAAATGGCTCAACACCTTGAAGCCACTATGAATGAAAACAACATGAATACAAAAACAGAATCAATAGTAAAGCGACTTAAAGAAGACTCTGAGTATCAGAAGTTTTTCAAATCAGCAATGGATAAGTTTGGCGTAAAATCACCAAAAAGTTTGAGTGATAAAAAGAAGAAAGAATTCTTTAATTACGTTGACAAAAACTACAAAGCTAAAGGCGAGTAGAATTAAAGCAAGTTATGACTCTAAATAAATTTCACCTCATATTCCTAGGGATCTACACTGCAGTAGTGGTGTTTGTCACATGGTATTTTGTTAAGCCGGAAGCTGCAAGCAATACCGGATTGACGGTAAAAGATCAACAACTAGTTGACAGCTTATCGAGTGTTATTTCTGTACTAGAGTATCAGCAGTTTGAAAAGGACAGCCTAATAATAGGCTTCCAGCAAGACATATCTTTACTAGATGTTGAGATAGATGGCACCAAAACTAAAATTACACAAATACAAAAACAGCATGAAGAAGAGCTTAATGATATTGAGCGTTTTACTGTCACTGACCTTGACAAGTTTTTCGCAGACCGATACAAAAAATAACGAAGATTCCGTTGTAGTTTTACCATANAGTATAGCACAACAGATAGCATCAGATTTAGTCAAGTACGATCAGTGTGTTGAGATGTTCGATTATACTAATGTACTACTAGACTTAGCTAATCAAAAAATAGCAAAGCAAGACAGCTTAATACAACAAAGCACTCAAAAGTCTTTACTGTGTAGAAAGCAAGTCGACGCACAAACCCAGCAGATCACAATATATGTGACTGGATTAGAAAACCTACAGAAAGAAAACGAAAAATTAAAAAGGAACCAACGTTGGTTAGGGGCTGGCTTAGGTGCAACAGTCTTAACAACAATCCTTGTACTATTTATAAAGTAGAATGAGTGGAGTAGATTTAAAGCAGCTAATAAGGACTGAGTACGTAAAGTGTGCCAAAGATCCGGTGTACTTTATGAAAAAGTATTGCCTAATCCAACACCCTGAGAGAGGCAAAATACCTTTTAAGTTATTTCCGTATCAAGAGGAGTTGACTAGAGATATGGAAGAGAATGACCGTGTTGTCATACTCAAGTCTCGCCAATTAGGAATATCAACCCTTTCAGCTGGATACTCTTTATGGACAATGTTGTTTAAGAGTGACAAAAATATCCTTGTTGTTGCAATTGATCAAAACACATCTAAAAACCTTGTAACAAAGGTTAGTGTGATGTTTGAGAATTTGCCAAGCTGGCTACGGCTAAAGACAACTGAAAAGAATAAACTGTCTTTGAGACTTTCTAACGGATCACAAATTAAAGCAGTAGCAAGCTCAGGAACATCAGGTCGTTCAGAAGCACTATCTTTGGTGATTATTGATGAGGCAGCTTTCGTTGACAATGCGGAAGAGTTGTGGGCATCACTGCAACAAACACTAGCAACTGGAGGTAGAGGTGTCATACTAAGCACACCAAATGGAACTGGTAATTTCTTTCATAAGATATGGATGAAATCAGAAGAGGGAGAGAATCAATTCTTTACTAAAAGGTTACCATGGCAGGTGCATCCCGAAAGAGATCAACAGTGGAGAGATAGGCAGGATGAGGAGTTAGGACTTCGATTAGCAGCGCAGGAGTGTGATTGTGATTTCAGTACATCAGGTAATACTGTTGTGCATCCAGATATGCTAAACTTCTATCGACAAACCTACATGCAGGATCCAATTGAAAAACGAGGATTTGACAGCAATTTGCATGTATGGGAGATTCCAAATTATACAAAAGACTATGTAGTTGTAGCCGATGTTGCTCGTGGAGATGGAACAGATTATTCAGCATTCCATGTGTTTGATTTAGAAGAGGCAACACAAGTAGCTGAATACAAAGGTCAGCTGAACACTAAGGATTATGGTAACATGCTTGTGTCTATTGCTACAGAGTACAATGATGCATTGCTAGTTATTGAAAATGCAAACATAGGATGGGCAACTATACAACAAGTAATTGATCGTTCATACAAAAACCTCTACTATACACCAAAAGATATTGGATTAGATTCAGAAAGATATTTAGCACGAGCTACGGATGTTCAACGTACCAAAGATCAGGTAGCTGGTTTTACAATGTCTTCAAAAGTACGACCTTTAATTATTTCCAAGATGGAGTTGTATATGAGGGAAAAAAGCTGTATAATAAGGAGTAGAAGACTCTTAGATGAGCTCGGAGTTTTCATATGGCGAAACGCCAGACCAGAAGCTCAACAAGGATACAATGATGATTTAGTAATGAGTTGGTGTATGGCATTATGGGTAAGAGACACAGCTTTAAAGTTGCGTCAAGCAGGAATTGAGCTTACAAAAAGAGCTTTAGATCATGCTAAATCTACAGCCGTATATAAAACATCCCATGAAACTAAAACATGGAAAATGGATGTAAAAGGTAAAGACGAAGACTTAAATTGGTTATTGTAGCCTATTTATATAAAATAAACAAGAATGGCAGAAGAAAACAAATCTAATTTATTTAGCAGACTACGAAAGTTGTTTAGCACAGACGTTATCATTCGTAATGTAGGTGGAAAGCAATTGAAGGTGGTTGACACGGACAATATACAGTCAGTAGGTAACCTAGACAATAATAGTCGTATCGATCGATACAATAGAATGTATGGAGCTGGTGTAACTACCGCTTACAATCAGGGTGAAATACTACAAGCTACTAGGATTGAATTATTCAAAGATTATGAAGCAATGGATTCAGATAGCATCATATCATCAGCTCTTGACATATATGCTGATGAATGTACAGCTAAGGACGAGTTTGATGACACACTCACAATCACCACAAACAACGATAAAATACACAAAGTACTTCACAACTTGTTTTACGATATACTTAATGTTGAGTTTAACTTATGGCCTTGGACCCGTAGTGTTTTAAAGTATGGCGACTTCTATCTCCATCTCAACATTACTGAGAAGTTTGGAATAACAAACGTGGAACCGATCTCAGCTTACGAGATGGTACGAGAAGAGGGTCAGGATCCAGCCAATCCAAACAAAGTAACTTTTAAGAGAGATATGATGGGAGGGATTGCCTCTAGCACAATGATCCATCGTAATGAAACAGAAGAATATGATAACTTTGAAATAGCACACTTTCGATTGCTAAATGACACCAACTTCTTACCATACGGTAGATCGTTATTGGAGCCAGCAAGAAAGGTATGGAAACAGCTTACTTTAATGGAGGATGCGATGTTGATTCATCGAATTATGAGAGCTCCAGACAAGCGTATTTTCAAAATTGATATTGGTAATATACCACCAAACGAGGTTGATGCATTTATGGAAGGAATGATCAATAAGATGAAAAAAGTACCGTTTATGGATGAAACCACTGGAGAGTACAATCTCAAGTACAACATGCAAAACATACTAGAAGATTTCTACCTACCAGTCCGTGGTGCAGAAAGTGGAACACAAATAGAAACAACTCCTGGATTACAAATGGACTCCATTCCAGATATTGAATATCTACAAAACAGAATGTTAGGTGCTTTAAAGATTCCAAAAGCTTATTTAGGATACTTAGAAGACACTACCGGAAAAGCATCTTTAGCTTCACAAGATTTTAGATTTGCAAGAACAATAGAACGAGTACAGAAGATCATAGTTAGCGAGCTTACAAAAGTTGCTATTGTACACTTATANTCACAAGGATTTACTGATGAAGAGATTGTCGACTTCTCTCTGAAACTCACACCTCCTTCTACATACTACGAAAGAGAAAAATTAGAATTGTGGACTAGTAAAGCTACCTTAGCAGGCGACTTAGTTGAGAAAAAGCTATTCAGTAGATTCTGGGCTTACGAACATATATTCAATATGCAACCAGAACAGTGGATGGAGGAACAAGAACGAATTGCAGCTGACTCTCAAGAATTCTTCCGCTTAGAACAAATCAAAACTGAAGGAAATGATCCAAAGAAAACTGGACAATCATTCGGAACAGCTCACGATATAGCTAGTCTATATAAAGGCGATCAAGGAGTACCAAAAGGGTATGATGAAAAAGAAATGCCTGAGGGTGGATGGCCTGGTGCTGGAAGACCTAAAGAACCTGGTACATATGGCAAGCATTCACATCCATTAGGATGGGATCCTGCAGGCCACAAACAAAACAAAGCGGCTGGACGTGTAGTCTATGAGTCTCAGAAATTAGACAATTACAAGGGATTAAAGGATAACCTCAAGACAAAATCCGAAGCACTACGCAGTACATACAGTAAAGATGAGAAGAAATCTGGCCTTCTTAACGAAGAAAACTTGCTAGATGAGTAATAATAAAAAAAACCGACATATTTATTATTAAGGTAATATATTATATGAAGAAGTCGACACACTCAAAGATAAAGAATACCGGAATTCTTTTCGAGTTGCTAACGAGACAAATTACAGCAGACACAATGACTGGTGTAACCAACTCTCCCGCACTCAAGATAATTAAGGAATATTTCGCAGCTAAAACAGCTTTAGCGAAGGAATTGGTATTGTACCAAACTCTAATTAACGAAACATTCAAAACCGCAGAGAAAGCAAACATGCTTCTTAATACAACTATTAAGTTGCGTAGAGGTTTGAATGAAAAAGCTTTAAACGATTGCAAGTATAATCTTATTAAAGAGATTAAGAAGCATTACGAGTTAAAAGACTTTTTCAAGTCAACTATAACCAACTACAAAATACATGCTTCCATTTACAGAGTTTTTGAAGGTGCTGGAATATCACAAGCAGCTGATGTAGTTAGAAGCAGAGCAGCCATAACAGAACATATTATAAAAACTGAAAGTAAACCATCACCTAAGAAAGTTGAGTACTTGAACGAAGATGAAGAAGTGAGAGTTTTAGCATACAAGATTATGTTGGAAAAATTCAACTCAAAATATGCAAAGCTTTCAGATGCACAACAATCAATTCTACGAGAATACATTAACAACGTAAGTAATACTACAACGCTTCGTGACTTTGTTATCAAAGAGAGCGCTAACCTTCAAGAAGGTTTAGCCAAAAAACTCAAATCAGTTAAAGACCGAGTAATATCAATCAAACTTACTGAAGTAATGCACCTCTTAGACAACAATAAAAAAATCAAGCGTGTAAAAGAAGACCACGTTCACTCACTATTATTGTATCACGAACTTCTTAAAGAACTATAACATGGGATTAAGCTTAGAGGAAAAAGAAGATATAAAGAGGTACATTAAAGAGCAGGCAGCTAAGATGGAAGAAAACACCACTGGTGCCATTGCTACTTATGACACTCCAAACGCATTCACAGGAGATAAGGATGATGATGGCACGCAAGCTGTTGATTTAACTGATCCAGAATACGCATACTCAATTAAAGGACCAAAAAAAAGAAATCCTAAGTACTCTGTAAAACTAAACGAAGTATCTTATAAAGCATTTAAACGAGATGAATCTCGATCCACTGTACAGAAGGTTAATGCTAATATATTAGAGGTAAACAAAAACATTAGAGAGTTAGCACGAATGCTTCAACACAGTATTAAGTTGAAAAACGAATCTAAGATGGATAACAATATTCACTGGAAACGTACAAACGAAGCTCTAACTAAAATGCACCATCGCATATCGGTACTATCCGAAAAAGCAAACGAATTATACAACTTGAAAGAAGCAACTGCACAGCAAGCGGAAAAAGACTTATTAGCACTGCTAAATAGTATGGGATCTACCGCTTTTAAACAATTAGGACCAAACGATATTGATCACAATCCGGTAGGAGCTGATCACTTTGAGTTTGATGTTATGCTTAACGGAGAACCAATTGCAATTGATTGGGATAAAGGCAATTTAGTTTTTCAGGATTATAACAAAGAAGTACCATTGGGGAACATAAATCAACCAGAATTGGTTATTCAAAACATCCAAAAAACATTTGAATTATGAAAAGAGTCTTAGTAGATTATATAGGATCAATCCAAGTATCACCTTCACAGATTAA